GACAATGGTCGCTTCGTACTCAATGTTTACTCTGACGCTGGTTTGGAAGAGAGTTACTCTATGGGGATGTGGAAACCGGAAAGACCAACACCCACCTCGCCAAAACCTCGGAGCCTTTACCCCGAAGATGTACTTAACATAGGCGTAACAAATGCCGTTTCCGAATACGTAAAAGGAAATTTTTATCAGTATGATGACGAATTAAACCCTTCGGGCACAAATACATGGATCCCCGGAAACGCATTCACATCTTGGGTGCCAATTGTAACGAGCTACCGTTATGGCACAACCGAAGTCACCTCTGACGGGACAGCAAGTCCCTTCAAGTGTCTGACTCTAGAGGGTAATTGTGGTACGTCGGATCTCTTTGACCTCTCAGGAGGTAAGAATGGTGATGCTTCTGATTATGGAGGCAACTTAAGTGACTCCAATGTAAAAGCTGCGCTAATTGGTCAAACGGATAGTGAGGGTCTCAAAGCTCTAGACTCGGAAGCAACCCCGATTACTATGGCTGCAGTTCCCGGTATTACTGACCAAAGTGTACAAAATGAACTCATTACGTTAGCACAAGATACCCAAAACTTCCTCGCAGTTGTTTCCCCTCCTGTAGGATTTAGAAGTGCACAACAAGCTATCGCTTGGTCTAACGGTGGTGCAACAGGCAGAACCGCTTCCATCAACAGTAGTTACGCCGCTGTATATTGGCCATGGGTGAAATCCTTTGATTCGTTTACCGCATCAGATAAGTGGTTCGATCCTGCTACCTTTGCTATCGGACAGATGTGTTACACTGACGAAGTAGCTGACCCATGGTTCGCTCCTGCGGGCTTACGGAGGGGTCGTTTAACTAAGCCAACAGATGTTGAGGTTACACTAAACCAAGGGGATAGGGATGCTCTCTATGGTCCAGGGAATGTAGTTAATCCGATAACTAAGTTCATGCACGATGGAATCGTTATTTACGGTCAAAAAACAACCCAAAGAGCGCCTACCGCTCTAGATCGAATTAACGTTCGTCGCATGATGATTTACTTACGGAGACTTGTTCTTCAAGCCGCACGTAGATTTGTTTTTGAGCCTAACGACCCAATTACTTGGGAAGCAGTAAGAAACGTTATCAGCCCAGCATTAGCTGATATTCAGATGAGACGAGGTATCACTCAATTCGCTGTTGTCTGTGACTCAACTACTAACACCCCACTCCGCGTTGATAGAAACGAACTTTGGTGCAAGGTTATTATTAAGCCTACTAAGACTGCTGAAATCTTAGTATTCGAACTTAACCTCACAAATCAATCTGCTAGTGTATAACACTATATAATACTGAGGTAAACAAACAACATGGCTAATGGACAATATTACGTAGACAAAGCTGCTGAACTAATCGCAGACAGCCCACGTCTCTCCCATGCACTGGAATCTTTCCGCGCATACGCGTGGGAAATTCAAATCCCACAATTCGCTGGGGCTCTCTCTAACGTTCCAGGTCTTGGTTCTCAGGATCGTCTAACTCTCGCTGCAAAGCAAGTTACCCAACCGGGCTTTACTGTTGAAGATATTGAAGTTCATCGTGTAAACGAAAAGTTCTACTATCCCGGTAAAGCAAGTCCTGATGAAATCACTGTTACTTTTGATAATTTAGTGAAAGGTGATATTGCCGACTCTCTTTTTGCGTGGATGAGAAGTGTGTACGACCCAGTCTACGGTATTCACTACGGTGGTCTCGGTAACGGCACTAGCGAAGTAAACCCAAGTCCAGAAGGTCTTGCTGGTATTACTGAAGCTCCTATCTTCAAGAGAACTGTAACCATTTGGCAATTGGATGCGCACCGCAACCCGGTTACTCACGTAAACCTTTATGGGTGCTACCCTAAGGGCTGGAAGCTTGGTGAGTTTAACTACGCAACTAACGAATTCCATACTATTGAGATGGCTCTACGCTACGACTTCGCTATCCAGTTCACTGAGACTTCTGATATCGATTCCGTAATGTCTCCGATAGCTATCTAATAAGTTTTAATTGGAAAATATTTAGGCTTTCTTGGTATATAATATCAGGGAAGCCTACTTTAATATAATATGGAACTATCTGAATTCATCGACGCGTACCAAGCTGCTGGGAACAATATATTGCTAGAAGCGCAAGAGGTTACCCCTGAGAATGTAAATCGGTGGACCTCCATCTTTGCGAATTTATCAGGTCTAGATCCCCCCGAAGACCAACGGGGAGGAGACCCGGGGATGGCCCAAGAGAAATCGATAGCTAATCCAGGGACGCCATACTCTTCTGAATCGAGAAATAAAGGCGTGGTGACGATGCAGATCAAGTTTAAACCCCCAACCGAGAAAGGAGCAGGTTTGGGTGCAGCAGGAAGTCTTCCCAGGAACGGCACGTTCACGTTTATATATTCCGATTGGAAGCTCATTGTTGATGCATACAAAAAAAATCCCGAAGAAGCTGAGTTAAGCCGAAAAGCCGCTGAAGACGAAAAAGGTACTGCCCAAGAGACCATTAGCGCCGCAAAATTAAAAAAGCAAGTAGAGGAAGAGGCTCAAAAAGTTGCCGACGACGCAGGACAAAGAGCAGCAGACGCTTTAGCATCCGTGGGTTTCGAGTCCGATAACGACGCAATGAGAACTATGATGCGCCAGCTCTGTGGAGGTGGTAGGAGTGGAGCTTTGCGAAGAGCGGCTAGAGCAAGGTCTGACGAAGCTCTCGACGTGACGTATTTACCGGAAAAAGAGCTCAAGGACACACAATCCACTTTAACCCAAGAAGAAGGAGTACAAAAGGCTCAGGAGAACGCGGCGGAATGTGCCGAGGATGTTAAACATTTAGAGAAGACCGTCCTGAATTTGGTTGCTATTAAAAGGAAACTAGACCTCGGCGAAAAGCTGTCGGAAGCTGACCGTAAGTTCCTCCGCGATTGTTTTCGTTTGCGAGGGCAAAGAGATTCACAGAAGAAAGGTATTTATATGGTTCCAGATCCTGTTAATGGGCAGTATTGCGGAGGTCCTTTAGCTGCTGCTGCAGTAGAGTACCAAGAGGGAGGCCACAATTATGGTGTACAAATAAATAACCAAGATGGTCCTCTATACAAGATGATGGTCCAAATCCATGATGATAGTTTGAAGAAGAAGGATCCTTTATATGGAGAAAACGGATTCGATACTTCAGGTAAGCCCAAACCTGCTATTTTCTGGGGAGGCACAAACGCAGCTAAAGCAAACGCATACCGTGGAATGGCGGGAGTAATGGCTGAACATGGTCCCAAAATTGCTAAGGCATGGATGGAATGTGGGCACAAACAAGATCCGTCACGTGGGTGCCCTGGATTGCAGGAAGCAATCAAAAATATGATGGCTGAAGAAAATTTTGATTTAAATCTTCTGATATGGGGAGCCGAAGAACGGAACGCCGGGAGAATCCCGGACTATCAATTCGCTACTATTAATGAGATTGGTACAGACCTTATTTTGGACCAGATTGAAAAAGAGCTGGGCGAAGAGGTTGATGGTTCTAAAGCTTTAGCCTGGTTTACTGCCACCATGATAAACTCGTGGAACCCTTTGGTATCGGACCCACAGTTTGAGGGCTGTGATTTTGACGTAGTAGGAAGAGGTCCTACGGGACAGGTTAAAGCTGGTAAAAATATAGGTGCGAAAATCACCCAAGATGTTGAAGTAACTTGTCCTAAAGAAAAAGAGAAAACCCACCTGCAAGCCTTTGAACAACACGGTAAATTTAATGTGAACTCAGGAGAGGGAAGCTTCGGAACCGATGTAGATAAAAACCGAGACCATTACAAAGAGAATGACCCCGATTTGGACGCCTCTGGCGCCACAGGTGTAAACCTGAAATTTTCGTTCGGAGGTCAATTAATCCAAATGGGTAAAATCAGCTGTGCTGTAGTCGACGGCGTGGAAACAGACAAGAACGGGAATATTATAGACGAGGGACCGCCTAATTTTGGTTTTAAACCCGATACTAGGGCGGCTAGAAATCGTGCTTTGAATTACATAGAGACGGTTGCGAAAAATCTTGGCCGGGAATTTGACAAAGAGGACGCGGAAGCGGCTGACAGATATAAGATGGGGGAGATTAAGTTTTCCCATGATACGATGGCTGCAATTAAAGAGCTAAAAAGAGGAAGTATACGCACCGTTATCAATAGTCAAATGAATAAACTGGACTATAAAGACGCTGAGGCTCTTGGCGAGCTCAACAAACATATTGAGGAGTATGAGAATGCCCCCGAGGGAAGTGTTGATAAGGAGAAGGCTAGAAAACGAATCGAGACTACTTTAACCCAGGCTTACCGTAACGCGCATAAAAATGACCCTGGGTTTAGAACAAATCTAGCTATAGAAATGATGCAAGCAGGTTCAGCTTCTCAAAATCAATTACTGGTTATTACTGAGCCTGGAAAGGATACGTGCATAAGTACGGAGTCGGACGCAATTAATAAGCAGATTATGGAGGATGTCTTGGGGTATGGAAACCCTAAGGGTGAAAAGGCGGAGATAAAGGTAACAGGAACCTCTACTACACTTAGTACTGGACAGGAATTAACGCGCCGTGTTAAAGACAACTCTAAGGTCCAAGAGGTCCGTTATCCCTCTAAGAAGACCAAGGAAAATATGAGTTGTAAGGGCGGAGGGGGAAACGCTCCGGGACTGGAAGTCGGTAACTCAGCTATGAAAGCCGAAGACTTCGTTAGACAGCTTCAGGAACTCATTAAGAGGATAGATAAAGTAGATACCGTCTAGAACTAGCTCCGGTTTAATCTGATACGGCTTCCCGACGATTACAAGAGCCATTCGTCGCGTCTTCTGGTAGATTACCATCCAATCCTTGTCGGCGTGAGAGGCGTCCTTCTGAGCCTGTGAGACGAAAGACTTGAAATCGCTTTTTCGTTTGAATAAATCATCAAGTTGTACATCGTAACCATTTTTACATTCAACTACAAAAGGGAAGGTAACTGGAGTAATTAAGTCTCCCTGAATACGGAGATGTTCTGGAAGGTTCCTATGGGTAGTGGCAAAAGCTCCCGACCCGGGGGTTCTACTGAACTCTTTAGTTTCAAATCGCCCGTTAAGTATCTTCGCTATCTTACGTTCGAAGTTACTGCCCTTGCGCTTGCTGTTGACGCGACGTTTTTTGGAGAAATCCCCAAATTCTAAGATTGAGTCGATATTTTTTAACATGGTTAACTATAATAAACTATGACTGCCATTAAGGATAAAATCACATTTGCCGTTGATGGCGAAACTTTTGGTAACTTTAAACTCCGAGATGGAGAACGAAGAATGAAGCTATACATTAAATTAAATAAAGAAGAGACTGACCAATGGGAGGCTCTGAAAAAAGCCCTTACAGGAGGGGAAATGTCTAACGACACTCTAGCCCGTATTCTGTTTTTCAAAGGCATCCACGCGATTACTGCTGAACTAAATGAGCGCGTTGAAAACATGACGGATGAAGAAAAAGAAGAAATCATGAAACAAATGAGCGCCGACCAAGCCGATGCTGCTATGCGGATGGCTGAAGAAGAGTTGAGTGGGGAAGACGATGAGAAGTCTGACGAAGTTACGAACTGAGCAAGAGTTGAACGAGGTATTGAAGGACCGGAAGCATAAAAACTTTTCGGTCTTCTACTATTCAACTTGGTGTAGATGGTGTGATAAGATGCTTGAAGTTGCCGAAGAATGGCAACAACAGGAAGGACACGAGACCATTTATCTTGTAAACAGCTGGGATCTCCCTGAATCGTTCGCTTCGTTTTCAATAACATCATCACCATCATTGGTTCATCTTGTGAATAAGAAAGTTAGAGTGGACGTGGAATATCCTAAAATTCACTCCTTCTTCTCTACTCCTCCAAGAAAGCCTTAATCTTCTTGTCTTTATACTGCTGCATCTTTTCCTGGTATTTCCTATTTTTAGTGTAAATAAGTTTCAAGTTATTCACTATAACAGTAGTGAAGTAATTGAAAGCGGACCCCTTTTCACGGGTAAAGTTTTTAAGTACCTTCAAAGACAGCACAAAACATTCTTGTTTAGCATCGTCAAAATCAACTTTAAATTTAAAGGATATGAGAATGCTTGTAATTAGTAAGTCTAGTTGTCCGATAAGATCATCTTCATAGTCCTTTGGATTTTCCAAGTAGTTAAAGATGGTTTCTTCAAACTTCTTATTATCAATATAGTGTTTCTTTTTTTTGCGTTTTCCCACAACTCATAATAGATAATGGATTTAGAAAAATTACTAGAAAATTTCGATAAAGACGAAAAAACAAAAGACTATTCTTCCACAGACATTGGGGATGAGAAGATTGTTTTTATTACATCATGCCAATATCGTGAGCGCGGAAGCCTATATGACTTCACTGACCACGAGTATGCCGTCGTCAGCACCCTGTTAGAAAAGACTGGGATACCGAAAGGGCACTATCAGTTTGTTCCTGCTATTCGGGAACCCAACATCTCAGAGGACGATCTAACGACTGCTGATTATAACACCCATAGACCCTTTTTGTATAAGGACTTAGACCAGATTAAGCCTGAGCTTATTATTCCTTTAGGTAATGTGGCTATGAAGACATTACTTAAGAAGTCTGGTTTGTTTAATAAGCGCGGAAAGGAGTTTGGGTACGAAGGGTGTCCGGTAGTACCGACCTATAGCGCGGACTTAGTATTCCTGGAACCGAAATTACGAAAGTTGTTTGTCCAGGATATTGAGAACGCCTACAATAAGTTTATTTTAAATAAAAATAAGTTTGATGGAACCGGGTATGTGTTATGTAAAACCATTGAGGAGTTCACCGAACAGATGGATGTACTCAAAGATTATGATGCTGTCGGAGCAGACATCGAAACCACCGGCTTAGATTTTAAGAAGGATGAGATGTCAACTATTGCATTTTCGTACGGAGAGAATAAAGCCTTTACCGTCCCTATCCATCATCGTGAAAGTCCATTCGATGATAAAGAAAAAGAAATCATTAGAGAGAGGCTCGGTGATTTAATGGCAGATTCAAGCATCGAGAAAATTTTTCATAATTGCCAATTTGACCTAAAGTTTTTGATGAGTTTTGGAATTAAAGACTTTAATAATATTGGTGATACAAAAATTATGCACTCGCTACTTGACGAAAATCTCCCGCACGGTCTTATGGATTTAGTGAAGGAGTACTTCCCTCAAGAATTGGAGAAATTTTAATGATTACTGTAGAATACATATGGTTAGATGGGTCTGTAGACATGCCCCAACTACGTTCAAAGACGAGAGTCTTTTCTAAGAAACACACTTTATCTGAATTACCTGAGTGGTCGTTCGATGGAGGTAGCACTGGACAAGGAGACTTAAAAGATTCTGATCGAAAACTTAAGCCTGTTCGGTTGTATAAGAACCCTTTTAGTGAGGGTAATTACATGGTACTGTGTGAGGTTATGAACCCTGACGGTACACCCCATGAATCGAACATGCGAAGTTTATTGGCTGAACAGTTAAGGGATGGGGAGGAGATAGTTGGCGCCGGTTCGAAACACGGTCACCTGGGTGTATTGTTTGGTTTCGAACAAGAATACACTTTAACAGATCCAATGATGCAACCCCTTGTACCAGAAGACATTAAGCAGGGAGATTTCTACTGTGGTGTGGGCGCAGGTAATGTTATCGGACGTTTAGTTGCTGAGGAGCATCTAGAAAACTGCCATAAAGCGGGTATTACTTTGTTTGGTACTAACGCTGAGGTAATGATTTCTCAATGGGAATTCCAAACTAATCCAGAGGATGCTCTTAAAGTCTCTGATGATTTGTGGGTAGCTCGTTATATTCTTCAAAAAGGAAGTGAAAAGTTTAACATGAGAATTTCGTATCACCCAAAGATTTACCCAAATCTAAATGGCGCGGGGTGCCATGTGAACATATCGACGGAAAAGACGCGCAAGAACGGGGGTCTGAAGGAGATAGAAAGAATTATGGGTAAACTAGAGGAGACTCATCTAGGGCACATTAACGTATATGGCGCAGGAAATGATTTGCGCTTGAGTGGCAAGTGTGAGACTTCTAGTTATGATGAGTTTACATGGGGTTTTGGAGACCGGGGCGCCAGCGTTCGTATTCCCTCTCATGTACAAACTCAGGGGTACGGTTACTTTGAAGACCGCCGTCCTGCCGCCACTTGTGACCCTTACCTTGTAACAGCTAAACTTTTGGAAACTTTAGCCTAATGTTCACTCCGGGAAACAACTTGGAACAACAGTTTACTGCGTTAGGGGACCTTGTTAAATGGGACCCTGACGTAGTAGCCCCGCGAGGGTGTTTTAATCTACGGAAGGTCGCTCGTTATTTTGACGTACCTGAGTACGAAGCAAAGTTTATACTAAACAATCTTAGAACTCATCTTGATGAGTACGTAGATGATAATGATTTTTGTAACAACATTCAGTGGTGCTTCCTTAGGATTAAACACGTCTCACAGTAATGTTAAAACCTGGACTTCCCCCTCCATTATTTGATGAGGTAATTCGTGCTCTAAATGAGTACCGAGATGCTATAATGAAAGCGGGGGAAGTTACCCAACAAGATTACAAGAGTAACACCCATTACGTTAATATTATTTTTGAACTAGGACACATAATAAAAGAATTAAAAGATGCTAACCGTAACTGACGGGGGAACCCATGACTGGGCAAACATGCCACTGGATGAGATGGCGTTGGGAAACGCTATGGACGCGGATTTTACTCTCCGTGCGCATCAACAGATGACCAAAGAAATGAAGAAGAAAGGGGTAAATCACGTTTATTCTAAACTTCTTAAACATATTCTTGTCGTTGCCTCTGATGTAGAGCATAGAGGTATCTTGGTTGATACTGACTGTGTGTCTCGTTTTGATACACTCCTTGCCAAGGAGATCGAAGAACTAGAAACTAAACTCTCTGAGTTATCAGTAATTGACGATGTTAACCCGAAGTCCAATGCCGATATGGGTTTATTGCTTTTTAGTAAAGAAGGGTTTGGGTTAAAAGCCGTAGACTTCTCTAAGAAAACAAAGGCACCCTCCATCACAGAGGCTCATCTTCAGAAGGTCGCTATCACGGCAACTGGAAACGCAAAAGAGTATATCCAACTTCTGTTAAAGTATAAGGGTCGTATAAAACAACACAAGACTTATGTTAAGGGGGTTGAGAAAGCTGTCGCTTACAATGAGGATGGTCGAGTTTACTCTAGTTATAACTTTGGTAACGTGGTCACGGGTCGTTTGAGTTGCTCAACCTATTCGGTAGGACCTAAACACCGTAAAGGTATTTCTTTCCACACTTTACCCCGTCCTGATGAAGACGACCCTATTAATCTTCGTAGCATGATGACTGCGGATAAAGATAAGGTGTTCGTTGCCGCCGACTTCTCTCAAGCAGAATTGAGAGTCCTCGCTCAGTGCTGTAAGGACAAAAATTTAATTGAAGCATTCAACTCTGGACAGGATTTGCATAGCTTTACAGCATCTCTTGTATTTGGGAAGGATGCTAAGGATGTAACTAAACAAGAAAGGCAGATCGCGAAGAGCGTTAGTTTTCTTATCGTTTACGGAGGCGGTCCGAAAAAATTGGCAGAACAGATAGGTAAGTCGGTAGGATACTGCAAAAATATTTTTAAAGCTTATCAGGATTCTTTTCCAAGAGTTTTTAAGTGGATTAATTTTGTGCATAAGTTCGTGAGGGAAAATGGGTATGCGGTAAGCATTTTTGGGCGTCGGAGACATCTATCTAATGTAACAAGTCCTAATAGGAAATATCAATACCGTGCGTTGCGACAAGGTATGAATTTTGTTATTCAAAGCTCCGCCTCTGATTTAATGCTGCACTCAATTCTTCGCTTACAAAAATACTTGGGAGCTACGGGGTTAGACGCCCAGATCCTTGCTACGGTCCATGACTCTGTTGAAGTGCAGTGCTCAAAGAAAGATTTACAAAAAACTGTTGAGCTTATGCGTTTTGTGTTAGAAAGCACCGATGACTTCAAACATTTGTATGCCTTGGACTTTGTCGTGCCTTTCGCTGTTGACGTTGAAGCAGGTCGTTCTTTTGGGGATATGATTGATGCTGAGTTCGATAATGGAGGACATCTGCTTAATGAAGCAGAAATTTTAGATTATGTTAAAGACCAGTAAAGTCGTCATTCTTACCGATTTACATCTTCGTGCCGACTATTTTCCAGGATTTTTAGACAGGCAAGTAGAGACACTTCTCCACTTGACCAACCACAAGCCCTGTTCTCACGTTGTGATTAACGGAGATGTGTTTGAGCGCCGTAACCCCCGAAGCGAAGAACTCTTAGCTTTTGGATACCTTCTGGACAATATTAAATGTAAAAATATTATCGTTAACCGAGGCAATCATGATACCTTGCGCAAGGATGGAACCTCGGACACTATTCTTTCTCTGTTTTCGGAGAAAGCCCGCATCGTAAAGGATACTGAAACCATTCGTATCGGAGATGTGAACTTTGATTTTATTCCCCACTATGAGGACGAGGATAAAATCATTGCCGATTTAAAAAAGAATAAGAACCCAGTCTTCGGTCATTTCGGGTTTGATGAGTGCGTATCGAACGGGCACTACGCATACGAAGCTCGTGTAAAGAAATGGCACTTTAGAGGGAAACCTTTCGCTTTTTTGGGGCACATCCACAAACCTAAAATTTATGACAACGTCGTAATACTTGGCACAGCTTACTCTAATACATTTGGAGAAGCAAACGCACAGAAATTTGTGCACGAGTTAGTAATCCGAGACCAAGAAATAGAGCTTATTAAAAAGCCTATAGGTAAAGGTATCAAGCATATCGTAGGAACCATTGATGAGATTCCTGCGCTTGCCAAGATACACAAGTTCGAAGACTTCTTCACTATTCTGAGAGTGAAGATGGATAAACTAGACTCCTATACAGAGCAGAGGTTGAGAGACGAGATATTCGCTGAGTACCCTATCCAAAGCCTAGAGCTCGTGTTTGAAGACGTACTCCCTAAGTTTGAGTCTGGGTATATCCCTAAGAACCGTATCTTCAGCCTAGACGAGAAAGTGATAGACGAGTATATCAATGCCAGCGATACTATTTTTGATAAGAAAGAATTGCTGAAGGGGCTAACCGAGATTAAAGATGCAGTTAAATAAATTAGAAATATATAATTTTCTTTCTGTTAAAAAGGCTGTTGTAGACTTTGATTCCTACGGCAATCTTGTTCGTATTATAGGTAAGAACTTCGATACTAAACCTACAGGCTCTAACGGTGCAGGTAAGAGTACCATTATCGAAGCTGTTATGTTTGCGCTGTTTGGCAAGACCATTCGTAAGACAAATGACAAAAGTCTTAAGAATTATCACACTAAAGGCAAGTGTCGTGTAGTTCTTACAGTTAATGGGAATACAGTTATCGAACGGATTAAAAGAGTGCCCATGCTTTCCGTAACAGTAGGAGATGAGAACTGTACGCAAGAATCTATACAGGCTACTCAGAAGTACTTAGAACAGATTCTCAATATTAATCATAATGTTTTTCTCGCTTCCATCGTATTTGGGCAAGGGAATAGTACCGATTTTATCACTGCAACGGCTGAGGAGAAGAGAGCCATCATTCAAAACTTTCTATCGGTGGGAGACCTGTTTAAGAATAGGTCAACGATTAAGTCCCTTAAGTCAAAGTACTTAACCGATAAAAAAGTTAATTTAGCCCTTTTAGGTAATGGCACAAATAAGCTTGATAAAATAAGTGCTCAGTTGAAGAAGCTGCGGGAGATGAAGAAAAAATCTAAATCTTATTTTTCTTCTGAGAAGTACAAATTTATTTTTGGTAAGTCCCTCACTGAAATTCAAGAACAGGAGCGTATGTACCACCAGAAGGATCTAGAGTATGAGCGGTCTGTGGCACACAGAGACGTTCTGAGGGACCGTATTCTTCAATCCCATTCCATGATAAAGAATCTACTGAATGCTAACTGTGAGCATTGTGGGAAGCTCTCACACGCTAATTCAGAGAAGGTAAAAACTCTTGAAGTAAATGTAGAGAAATGGTCCTCTGAAGAAAGAGCGTGTGTGAAAAAAATTAACGATTTAGGAAAAGAGGTTGACGCTCTCCAAATTCCTGTAACCACCGCTGATTTTGAGACTATTGAAAGGTTTAAAGAGATTGATACAGAAATAAAAATTCTCACGAAGCAACGTAACGAGGAAAAGAGGTTAGTTCGTAAGTACGGAAAACTTTCCACGGATGCCCAAAAAGGCTACGACATCCAGAAATTCTGGGAACATGCTTTCTCAGAAGCAGGGTTAATTAAATATGTTATCCGTAATATTTTAGAATATCTAAATGAGCGGTGCAACTCCTACCTAAGCACTCTGACCAAGGGAAATTTCATCATAAAATTTGATGATTCTTTAAGCGAAACTGTCTATAATAACGGGGTCGAATGTTATTTTGATTCCCTTTCGGGAGGAGAGAAGAAGCGAGTATCCCTAGCAGTTATGCTGGGACTTAACGACCTTCTTCTTTTAACGGGGAAAGATCGCTCCAACATCATTTTCTTTGATGAGGTAGCTGAGAATCTCGACCCAGACGGTGTAAAGGGTTTAATTGAACTTATTCACCAACTCACAAAGCACAAGAAATTGTTCTTAATTACTCATAATGAATATTTAACTTCACTTTTAGAAGAATATTCTGAAACTTTAAAGGTTGTAAAACGTAATAATCTTACCAAAATCACTAAATAAAAAGCATAGAAAAATGGAATATACCCCAAA